TTTTGGGCTACTATAATTGTCATAACTTAAATAAACTGCTCCTGTTTTAACATCTGCTGGAAAGGTTCTGCTTATTTCATTTATTTTTGTAGTATCATAAGTCCCAGAATTATTCAAAATGGTTGCAGTAATCCCAGTTATTTTTTCTAATTCTGTTTTTAATTTAGTTACGGTATCAATAGCCCCATCACCAGTAAAAGCAATATCTGTTGTATTACAAGTTAAAATATCATTTTCAATATAAAGTGGTATTGTAGTTGCTACACCTGAATAAGTTATTTTCATTATATCCATTTAATTACCTCATCTTATCATAAAATGTTGTTATTAACCAAGTTATAAAAGCAATAATTGGTGTTACAACTATTAAACCACCCTGTAAGGTATCTTGTTTGCTTTTAATATTATTTTGTGTTTGGGCAATACTTTCTAAAATCTCATTAAATTTTTTCTCATTTTCTGCCATTCTGTTTTCTAACTTGGTTATTCTTCTATCACATAAATCCCTAACTTTTTTATCTGCTTTATCATCTGAATTATAATAAGCTTGAAGAACTGCAAAAGACTGTTCCAAGTGTGAAATCTTTTCTGGCACATCTTTAAGATTATTTAAATGATTATTAGTTTCTTTTAGTGCAAACACTAACTTATTAACTGTTTCCTCACTTAATTCAGTAATCTGCAATTCCCCCTTTTTATCTTGTTAATACAATTAAATTACTTGTTGATGCATTGTAATCTAAAACATCAAAGTTTCTTATACCCAACTTGTTTAAACTGAACATAACATTTGCATAATTGTTGCTCATATAACCGTAAGTTCCAAATTGAATTGTATAATCTGCCCCTATTGTAAGGAAACCATTTTGGTCAGTATAAGTTGTTAAAGATTTATCATTTAAATAAGTCCAACCATCTGTTGTTGTGAACATATTGTTTGCCAACCCTGCGTCTACTTTTGAAACATTCCCATTCACATAAGTTATAAATTTCCCAAGTGTATCATAAGTTGCATTTGATGTATCTATTGCATAAGTTAAAGTTGCATTAACATCTAATGTATCACCTGCTGAACTGTTCAAATTAATCTGGGTAAATTCTGGGATACCAGTTGCCAATAAGGCATCTTTAACTTTGGTATCAACTTTAACTGCTGTAATACCTGTTAAGGTATTTATTTTAGCAATTACCTCACCTACTGTATTATAACTTGCGGTATTTGTATCCATTGCTGTTTGTGTTCCATTGCAATCAATGATTAATGTAGTTCCTGAAAATGTTACATTGGCATCTTGTGTTGGTATTAATTGAAAAATTGTTGGTGCATTAACTATTGTTATCGTTCCACTTGAAACCGTAACATTAGCATCATCAGTTACTTTTAATCTTATGGCTTCAATACCCAATACTGCATTAAATGTTGTTAGTGTTAAAAGTAAAGCTAACAATAAAATTAATCCTTTTTTCATTCAAATCACTTCCCATAAGCTACCCAAGTTCCAGATGTATCTGCTGTTGTAACAATGGTTGCAGTTCCTGTCATACCAATACTTGCTGTTGGTTTTGTTTCATTAATTGAACCTGCCCCACCAACCACAACTGCTGATGCAATTGGTGTTATATCAATATGATATAAATAACTTAATCCTGTTGCTATATCCCCACCTGTTGAGCCACCTGTCCCAACAAATGTTCCAAATACAACTCTAACATCACCCATAACTGTTTGTTTAGTTATGGCAACTGTAAATGTTCCAGTCATTTAATTATTCCCCCTTATCTACTCTAATTTTTTCAACCTTTGGTTTTTCAACCTTTGGTTTTTCATACCTAACTTCATTTAAAGGCTGGTCATTTATCACAGCAAAAGCAAGTGGGTGCTTTTTGAAATATTCAATATCCATATCTTTAATGTCAACTGTTTCATTTCCCACAAAAGTATAAAGGTTTAAAGATGGGTTTGCTTTGGCAGTAAAAATACCTCTACTTCCAATATATTTAACTTTTGTCATTTTATCACCTTAAAATAAAAAAAAATAAAAGATTTATAATAAATCTCTTATTTTGCCGTGACACTTGAATTTAGTTGCAAACAACTGTGCTGATGTATAATAAGACGCCTTTCTAGCAAAATGGTCTAACTCAATATAGTTATCCGAACTCCATAATGTAGTCGGTTTTGCAATGGCTATTCCTATATGGTCTAAATCCAATATGTAAATTCTGCTTGCTGTATCTTTGGCAATGTTGTTGCTTCTGATAATGGGTATTCCGTCAAAAGTTGCACATCTAAATCCTGTTTCCCTTCCAACAACCCTAACACCGTTAAAGCTGGTTTCCAAGTTCACATAATCAATATATCTTTGCTGTGTTTCGTAAAGTGATGCAATATCTGATGCTGTATCATAACCTGTTATGATTACCTTATTCTGTGGTCTATCCCAATAAGGTTCAATTTCTGTTATTGTATCCCTTAAAAGTTTTATAGTTAATGCCCTATCAGTTCCAGAATTGTGGTTAACATAAGCATCTGCATAAGTTGCTCCACTATCCCTATCTAAACCCTGAAAAGTGTTATCATTTGCTGTTAATGATAAACCAGAAGCTTCTGAATTACTTGAACAAACCCTATCAATACTTTCAATATTATTTCCTGCAAGTGTGTCTACATCTGTGCATAAGTTAACATTAATAAGTTTTTTATGTTCCTGCCCCATATAATCAACAATCTGTGCCCACTTAACAGTATCGTCTTTTGTTTCAATGTTTAATGACCTTAAACTCATTTCAAAAGCTGTTGCCATTTCTGCTGGTGATATATCTATTTGGGCAAGTGTTGGTTTTGTGGTATCGGGTATAGCTGAATTTTCTGCTACTCCACCGCCACTTGAATTTGCTTCTGCTGTTAAAAATCTAAACCCAGATTTTTCCCAATCTACTTTTGGTAATACCCCAAACACATTGGCTTCTGTGCTCATCTGATAAAATAGTTTTGCCCCATAAATGTTATTTCTAAATCCAGTTGTTCCCTGTAAAATTGGTGCATCTTCTTTTAATAGGTTTTCCATTTCTGGATTATCCAATGCATAAGTTTCATTTACCAACTGTGAAATGGGTTTCATTTTATAAATGGGTGTCCCATAAAAATCAGTCATTTAATATTCCCCCTCAATTTTATTTAATTTATCTAATTTCCCCAAAACAGTTTCATCTAGTGATTTTGCAATTATAGGTTCTTCTTTTACTTTACCCAATGGTATTTTCTTTTCCTCAACAACTGGTGTTTCTGATTTTTTTAATTTCTCAAAAACTAAACTTGCAATTTCTTCCGCTTCTTCTTTTGTAAGTCTAACTTTATAACCTTCTGGTGTTTTAACAACTTCTGGTTCTACTGCTACTTTGGGTTCAACCTTTTTAGTTTCTGCCTTTTCAATTTTGGGTTCTTTGAGTTTTTCCCATTCCCCCATTTTTGTTTTTATTTCTTTAATTTCCTTTTCTAAAACTTCCAATTTTGGAGTTTCAATAACTGGTTCAACTTTTGTTTCTACTTTTTCTTCTTTAACAAAAGCTTCCCCTTCTTTAATATCTTCTTTCAATAAAATCCCCCCATTACTTATAGGTTTAAAAAAAGCCAATGGATTAGCACCTTTTTCTGTTATTGTTACTGCATCTAATGTTAAGTCATCTACACTTGTATAACAATTTTTCTTATCACAAACATAAGATGTATTTATCTTATGCCCACTTATAGAAAACATATTATAAAAGCCATTTTGTATTTTTTGTATTAAAGATTTATTAAAATCATTATCATTGAAAATATTAGCAACAATGAACAGATATTTTTTTAAAGGTTCTAAATTTACATTCATTGATTTAAAAAAACTAATATCATATTCATTTGGGTAATCCACTTTGGTTCTTAAAAGAGTATCTTTATTAATAACAAATTCTGGTAAAATTTTTCCAACTATTGTATCCCTATGTTTATAAGAAACAGTTTGTCTTGTTAAAAGTTGTGGCAATCTTTTTTCCAATGCTTCCATTTTAACAATTTCATTTTGGGTATCTAAAATTTCTGCACTTCCGATACCATAAATAACAAGTTCCCCTGTATCAGTTTCCCCTGCTTTCTGTATAAGACTATTAAAGAAAACATCTTGGGTATTTTTAATATACTCTACTTCCCCCATAAGTAATAGTAAATTTAAAAACTATTTAAAATTAACTACAAATTAATTAAAAAATATATAAAAAACAGTAATTATTTAATCTTCATTTAACCTTTTGGTTAAATTGGTAAAAAATAGGGTATATTCTGAACCATCTTTATCACATAATATAACCCTATCTTTTCTCAAATCCCCAACTTCCAGAACCATTTGGTCATATAAAACAAAATCCCCTTTTTTAAGGGGTGTCCCATTTTGGTCTTTAAAGTTCATCTTAATCACTCTGTGTAGTAAATCCCAATTGCCCAGTTTGTTTCATATTCTATTGCTATTGGGTATTTGTGTTCCCTGAAATAAGTTGTTAACTTGTCTACAATATTGTAAGGGTTGTCCATTGTAAAGTGCTCATACCCTGCTCCGTCAAAGGTAACAGTTAATAAACAGTTAGAGTTTCTGGGTTTATCTGCCAACCCACTTAAAGTTCCTGTCCAACCTTTGCTTATGTCGTCGTTATATTCGTGTTCTATAATCTTGTTACTAAAAATAAGGGTGTCTGCAAATTCGTCACCCCAACCGTTTTTTTTGTTCATTGGGTTGAACTGCTTTCTGATTTCGCTCAT